TATCTTTTGGCTTCTCTTTGACATTGACTGTGGTAATCTCGAGTACCATATACCATTGTGAATCTGGGTGAAGAGATACGTAGTCACCATCATCTTGTTGTTCAAAAACTTTGAAATCTAACTTCTTAATAGATATGGGATTGAAATAGTTTTGTTGACGATGAAAACTTTTCCACTGTTTGTCACGAAGAACTGTTGTAGAATCTTTTGCGAAGTGTCTTTCCAGTGGTACACGAGCAAACACTTGTCCATGACGTTCATCGAGAATCTGGGCAACCTTTGGAATATCAGGACACACAACATCCACATACTTGGCTATGTTACTTGGACTCACAGATGGACTAGCTTCACCCACCTGTGTGATGTAAAAGTCAGCCATCTTCACACCGAGAACTCTACCCATATCTTCGACGTGTGTATTCGACTTCAAGGTGAGGTCGAGAGAGAAGGTATTATTTGTACCATTCACGAACCTAGAGTCAACGATGATATATTGAACCTTTTTAGGTATGTCATCTAAAGACATTTCTAATGTTTACAAATATTATAATATGGTTCCTGCAATCGCGAGGAACACGATTGTCCTTACGGGAAGTTTTTTTATATACGCTGTTTACGACTTCTGCAAGCTGATGAACTCATATAAAAAGAAGAACCCATAGATATGTAAAGATGCTTCTCACAGCCATATTTAACACTGCGATTGGTATGGGTCCGTACTACATGGAATCAGCATATAAGTGGTTGAGGATGGCTCTATGGAATGCACCCACCCGTATCATCCTAGATGTTCAACTCGAGCAAATGAGACTTGAAAGAAACCTAAGTGAAGATATTGACCCCGAAGAAAAACAAGAATGAAAGAATACCACTTCCCCCTTGTTACGGACGAATACCGTATCGCATTTCTGCAAGCGACTGAACCTTTGTGTGCCGACGTTCAGCGTCTCATTTGGGAAGAAGTACTTCACTGTACACAGCCAATTGAACCTCCACCTACTCCCCGGAAATGTCCAACTTATTCCAGACTATCTTCGGCTTCTTTGCCCCGAAACCTGGTCCAGGAGTTAACTCTAAATTAATAGAGGCCGTAAACGATTGTGGCGAGAAGCGATACATTGAGATGGAAGTGGAGAGAAACTACCAACAAGAAAGACGACGAGATTTAGAAATTCTCCTTACGAAGTGTAAAAGGTTACTATCCTTCGTAGAAAGAACTGATGATCTACAGGTTTTTGATAAAATGGCTCATTTTGTTGTAAAAGTGAGACAGGCTACATATCGTGGTGATGATATTCAGGGTTTGTTTCGAGAATTTGAAGAATTTGAAAAAAATATAAAAAGAAGTTCTCAGTCTTTCCGAAACCTAAGTAATGTGGCGATGATGATGGGATGATCATGAAACAATGGATCTCTTCCATAAAATAATGGAGCTTGTCGACAAGAACTCAGACAGGATCCCGGAGGGGGATTACCTGGAGTTGTGCGACACTATCCAAGAGTTGCGACAACAGGTGAAACCGCCATCATTCCTTATTAACCAAAACCAACCACTCACATTACCATCTGATCCTGAAACTGCTGCCCAACGAGATCGAGAACAACTTCATCAGCGGTGGAGAGAACTTGATGAAGAGGTTATGTATCCTGGACTGAACCAGTTTTTACAGGAATTACATGAGGACTGGGAGGCAACGGATCATGACGGGCCAGTTGAACCTGGGTTTTATTACCCTCCACCGAGACAGGGTATGCAGGATGGTACCACTGTTGCCGAAGTCACTCTAACGCCTGGGCCTGACACGTAAACTATTGAGGTCTCGCCATGCATCTCGAATTACTCGTGGTGGAGCTGAAGGATCTATTCTAGCTGAAGACCGGGTTTCCATACGCGCGGAAGGGTCTATCGTAGCTGGTGTGTAGACATCTCGTCGTTTTGAGAGTTCTTTTAATGTAAAGTGTAATTTCTTGAGTTCATTTGATATCTTTATGTATGCCCATTCATTTCTAGTTGGGAACATTTCATCATCATCCATAATCTCCATGATCTTTCTTATATGTTCCATGAGTACCTAAGTCAAGCTTAGAAATTATGTTAACACATTATAACATGTCTCTCACACCCATCAAGTTGATTAAGGATATTTCCACTAGAAACAAACTTTTGAAAATCAAGGAGGAAACTCCCGAAATTGATAAGAATGATTACATCGAATCTAGAATTACCACAAATGCTAAGGCTCGTAACCTTATGGCTATAGAGGATGCTTCTGAGATGGCAAAGGAATACCTTCACGAAGATGGGTTCTTTGTAAGGTTTGGAGAAGACATTAAAAAGGAATCTGGTAAAGATTTCAAATTTTCATACCGTAAGACTAGTGCGATGGAAAGGAAACGTGCATCGTCTAATGGAGCCAATGGTATCGAGTATATACTGATGGAGCATTCATACCCGGATGGATCGGGGCATTACGGTATGGCTAAAGTCAATCACGACAATAAGACGGCTGTAATCTACGATTCGATGACGGATACAGATTCAGATTTCGAAGAACCACTCCGTTCATTACTTGGTCGTAGATATAATCTGTCTATGAAAGCCTTGAATGGTTGTTACCCACAACCCACAGGTGGTTTTGTTTCACAGTCGTTTGCCAATTTTAAGAACAAGAACTCGATGGGTCTTTCTCAGAAAAAGTTGGAGGAGGCATTTATCATCTCTCAATATGATGAACTTTCTCAACATCACTTCTGTTATATGGAGTCCTTTCTCATCATGATGACTGACCTTGGTATCCTTAGACCTGGTCCGAAAGACCCACGTGAACGTCTCGAATACGTTAAAAAGTTTATCTGGGGGGTGATTCATGAGTATGTTCCCAAGTCGAATCGTAGGACGGCTCAATGGAAATATTTTGAAGAGTATTTTCTATACATCATGGAGACAACCGACTCAAATGGTAAGCGTTTACCTTTGCGAAATGGTACAATTCAACTCCCCCCCACAAATGGGAATGTACGTTTTAGATTGAAGAAGATAAAGTTACCCAAGTGATAATCAATATAAAGTTTACTAGCGTTTAATATCCAAATGCTGGCTGTTCGTCCCACTATCAATGTACCCAAGCATACAAATCGTTTTAAGAAAACGCTAAAAACGTGCGCAAAGGCCGTGGATCCTTACCGCGATACATCTCTTCGATACATGGGATACGCGAACGAAGTTGGTGAGGCTTTTACAGCGTTTATTCCGGAATGGGGTGTTCCGGCATCGTACTGCGTCGCCGCGTCATATGTCATGTTCGATACAATTGACAAAGGTCAAAAGGCATACGAAACTGCCGATGAAGAAAATAAGATTCAAGATGCACTCAAAGTGTCTGCTGAAACTATGACGTGGCAGATGCTCGCATCGGTCTTTTGGCCGGGGTCTATTATTCGCGTGGTTGTAAACATGTCGGATCATATGCTGGTAGATAAACTTAACGGAAACGGGCAGTTTGCCCATGTATTGGCTACACTCTTTGGGCTTATGGCTATTCCTATGATCATTAAACCTATTGATACTACGGTTGATAAGGTGATGGAGACCTCCTTTTCCAAAGTTATTCACGGAAAGATTAAAACACCCGAAGATGGGAGTGCGGCTTTTATGACATCGATGGGTTCTTTTTCTGTTCCACCTATCATGTATTCTCTGGCTTCTTACATCAAGAGTGTTTAATTCCTAAGTCGATTGAAATCTTCTTATTTTTTTAAGAAAAAATGGAACACCCAATCCCTTCCGGAATCTTTGTTGAAATGCCTTCCCTCTCATACGATTTTGTTGGTTGGACTGAGAATGATTTTGACAATGAAATCAAAAGACTAAAAAAACGTGTGAAAGAACTCATAAAAATTCAGAAAACAAATAAAAATAAAACTCTTGTACCGATTCAGGAAAGTGATGAAGATGACGATGATATCATGAATGACCCCGATGTTCGTGAGATGATTGAAAATGGTGAACACATCTGTCACATGTTTGACGCACATTGTCAGGCATGTGAAGATGACGAGGAAGACGAGGAAGTTAGGGTCATGACTGAAGAAGAAGTTTTAAATGATCCTGAGATGTCAAGAAGTTCTGCGATCGAACGTACTGACCGGTTACGGGCACACTTTTGCTAATCATCTACAAGTAGATCAAGTTCACGCTCACATGTCTGTGACATTAATATAGTCTTCAAGTCTCTAGAAAATGTAATATATATTTTTGGTATATCTCCCCATAAACGTTCGGAATTGACAAACGTATCCACAGCTCCATCCTTTAGGAGGGGTTCTAGAAGCACCCAATTTGGTTCATTATATCTTATTCGTGTACATCCTCTCGCAAATTTCCTAGAATAAATGTACCACGCAGCAATACTTTTGTATATATGAATAGGTTTCTTCCCTTGTTCAAGACATTTCCGAAGAGACGGAAGTACGAATGTATGAAATTTAGTAAAGCCATCCATACATATCCGATCAAGATTATCCATATTTATTTTACTAGAAATCCGTTCTTCGACCATATCGATATATTCGTATATATCAAACGGAATATCCACATCAATAAATGGAGCGATCTCTTCCATCTGCAATTTTCTAAAGTGAGTACGATGTGCCGGGTCGTTCATGACCTGATCGAACGTATCGTATCCGGATAAAACACCCATGTACGCCAGTGTTGTATGTCCACCGTTTAAAATCCGAATCTTAGCCTCTTCATACGGTTCTATGTCTTTTGTGATAACCACCCCAACCTCTGATAAATCTGGAAATTCCGATGCGAAATCATCTTCGATAACCCATTGTGTATACTCTTCAGTCTGTACAGCCGTCGCACCGAATCCGGGGAATTTTTCCTCAATCTCATAGCGAAGTGTATCCGTCGTACGGGGTGTGATACGATCTACCATACACGATGGAAACTTTACATTAACTTTCACCCAGTCTGCGAGATCATATTGGTTCGTTTGGTACAAGTACGCTAAAAATTGGGTTTCAAGAACGACACCATTTTGACGAATGTTATCGCAGCATAAAATGGTTATGGGGTTTGATCTGTTTCGAAGTCCGCACGCGAGATATTCAAAGAGTGGAGATCCAGGTGCGTAACCACTTTCTGTGACTGTGATTGTGATGAGATGTACACTTGGGAGTGTGAGCATATGTTTCGCGACTGTCCTATTCTTAGTCCAATCGATGTAATCAAGGTGTGAACAAATCTTTTTATACTGTGTGGGTGTCTTAACTATATAGTTATCTATTTCACGAAATCCTTCATTCCTTAGATTAACAGCGACGATCCCCCATCTGAGATCACCCGTTTTTTTCATATATTCATCGATGTACATCGCCTGATGCGCCCTGTGGAAATTTCCATACCCTATATGAACAATACCTGTATGACATTCAGACTTGTTATACATAATTATAGAAAAGACATAAATCCATCCTTAAATTGCATGGTTCTATACCCTGTGTAATACAAATGCATTTTCCATATACCATTTCTAGGTTTATTAGGTATTGACTCATTGATAGCAACTCTAATAAACGTCTTATTAGAATTTGTGTTTTCAAAATCAAAATAGCCCGAAGGACCTGGGTCTTTTGGATTTAATGCAAAAGTGTATGTGTATATATGTTGTTGTTTTGGCAGTGGTAGATTATTTTTCGAACATGTGTAAAATCTAAAATATTTGGGACCACTCTCTAAGGTTTTTATCACTTGTTCACCGTTGATATACATTTCAATATCTGTAACGTTATCATATTCCGAAAATACATCATCCACTAATTGTCCCACGGGTAATGCCGATGAAAAATTAAACCTATTGTTGTAATTGGCAACTGGCGCCAGATTCGTTCCGGTACTTATAGAGTTTATTTCATCACCAAAACTTGTGTCTAATGGGTTGTCTTCTTTTTCGAAATCACTATTTCTTATAAACCAGTGTAATGATTTCACTGGAATTTTAGGAACTAAATTAGCGACAATTTCAGATGTACCCGGTTTATTTTCATACACTGGATGTTTGTTCATGAACTCCGTTGTTATCACTTGTGTTTCTTTTACAAAGTATAGACGTTCGATTTCTGTCAGTCTAATTTCGTCTGTTACAATATTGAAATAGTCAAGTTTTATATCACCATTGGTTGGTGTGAAGAATGTTTTTTTATGGAATTCAAAATCAAACTCTATTTTCTGTTTGTGAATTGCACACAAAGGGAAATATGGCTTTTCCGAAATACCCGCTTCAAAACGTCTACCGAAAAAAAAGTGTAGTGGTATTGTTATTGGGACAGTTTGTTTATGTATTTCTTGAAAAGCAAAATTCGTAGACCATAATCGATGAGACCATCCTCGGTTGATATTTATCTCAGACATTTGTTCTTCATCTGCGTCTTGATATATATTATGGTAAATTATAGTTGAATCCGAATCAATTTTTTCTACCATGATTTCGTCAACATACATCGTGACACTCTTGATGAGATGATAGCCTATCATCGGTGCATATCTATCTAATATACCTGGGGGGTTGTTAGGGAAGGCTGATAAAGGTATAGTTATGGCCATGTTTGAGAGTAGATCACCCATCGTTTTGGGATCATATCGAACCTTTACAGTTTTACCCCAAGGCCAATTTGCTTCATCATTCACATTTTGTATGGTCTTCACCCGCTGTTTCATGTAAAAGGGGGTATGTGGTTCATGTGAACTCTTAAAATTTGATTTTTCTAAATCTTTGGAAAGTAGGTGTGTGTCCTGCTTTCCAATAGCTTTCAGTGAAATCTCAGCAGCTTCGCTACCCATACTATATAGACACAAATTAGCTTTAAACTATATCAATCATAATCATTCATGTCTTCCCCGGTGAACTGGAAAGCAGTCCCACTATCAATGTCCCATGCTGACATGTTCAAACCGTTACCACCCGCGTAGCTCGAAATAGCCGACACTGTCGTTTTAAATACTCCAATTGGGATAACACCTCCGACTGTATCGAATAAAGCATAAGTTGGGCCAACATGTGTCGAGGAACCACTATCCTGAAAAGTACTAGACGTTCGCGATAGCTGGGTAGCTCCGATTAGAATAGAGTCAGATCCATCTTGTATATCACTCATTGTTTGAGTAGTTCCTGAAAATGCGTAAGCTCTTACGCGTACAGAGTATGCATGTGTGGTAAGATGTCTCCATGTACTTGCACCAATTTGTACTGTATTTGTCGACCTAACCATCTTTCCAGTCATAGAGATGACAATTTTCTGGTCATCAAAAGACGTAGGTACGTTTATGTAAGCTGGACCAGTAGCCAGATCTGAAACACCATTATTAAACCTAAAAGCTAACCGACTTTGGTTACTAGCCGGAGATTGTGCATAACACAAGAGATATCCAATATGCCCTATGAGTCCTCTCGAGTAGCTAGTTCCATTCTGAACTCTATGTGTAAATGTTGTGCGGACCACCATTGTTCCAATATTCCGAGGACCAGTATAATTTGTTGTAACTCCATTTGAAGGGTTAATCGATGAAGCTGCTATCGATTTTCGTAAAAATCCGGGAACTCTATATATAATTCTGGATGCAATATTACGGTTATTACATGTAGGTCTGTATTGGCGGGTAACTTGTGTCACTGTTTGAGTACTACCATTTGGTTTTGTGAATACATAACTGGAATTAGTTGAGTCAACGAATCTAACATTAGCCGTATTTTGATACCCCGAAGTATCAATTACGGGTTCAAACAAACTATATGCCTCGTCGTTTGTATTCGTTGGTGTAAAAGTGATAGCCTGAACGGAAACAGTTCGTGAAAGAGTTAATGATGATGTAGAACCCAGTATAATAGTTGAGTTAATTGAAGTCCATGAAGCTGTATATGAACCAATAGTGTTTGTATTAACGGTACTCGAAAAGGTTGGCGTTTCTGAAATATCAGTGTTGAGATTTTGGAATCCAGGGTCGGTATATGTAGCACATTCTAGTATAGTTTGGTTACCCCCAATTAATGTGAAAAAAGGTACTGTAGGGTTTGCATAGACTTGTACAGGTCTTATAGCCGTACCTGTATTCTGAGCTGTATCGGTGGCTGAATACACGATATTATAAGTACCTACTGCATTACGATTAAGGGGATCATTTATCGTGAATGGTACACTGGAGTCGTAATTATCGGTGACAATAACGGGTGGACTTGGTATTCCTAAAGACCCTGCGTAGCCCGAAATTATTTTAATGTATGAAGGACCCTGTATCGTTAAAACTGGTGCAACAGCATCTCTCGTGACTGTGACGGTTCGTGTAGCGGTTCCCACATTCCCACCTGTGTCCGTAGCTGAATATGTCACCGTGTACACACCCTCTACTATAGGGGATACAGCTCCAACTGATACAGATGTTCCTCCACCAATTGGTGTTCGAGTAATACTAATGACTACCGTCTCACCCCCATTCGAAGTAGCTCCTTCTTCTGTATACGTTTGTGAAAATGTTGGCGAAACTGTGTCGTTATACACTAAATCCACTGGATTGTAACTTGGAACATTTAGAGTTACGATAGGTGCAGTCACATCTCTGACGTATGTGATAAATCTACTAATGGTTCCAGAGTTTCCAGCAATGTCTAAGGCTGTATAATTAATTTCGTAAGTACCTTCACTTGTAGGATCAAGACTGGCACTATTTATGATTACCGTTTCCCCTCCATTAGATGTAGCACCGAATTCGGTGTACGGTTGACTAAATGTTGGTGAAACTGAATCGTTAAATACCAACGTCACATTGTTAAAGCTGGGGTTGTTGAGAGTAAGAACTGGTGGTACAGTATCTTCTGTGACCGTGACGGTTCGTGTAGTAGTTCCTATATTACCAGCTGTATCTGTAGCCGAATATGTAACTACGTACACACCCGCTTCTACGGGGTCTACAGCTGCAACCGATCTAGGAGATTGACCCGGGGGTGTAAAAACGATGCTGATAGTTATGGCTTCCCCTCCATCAGCAGTAGCTCCGTGCTCTGTATACGTTTGTGAGAATGTTGGTGTAACTGTTGTATTAAATATCAAATTGATTGGATTTTCGTTGGGGTTGTTAAGAGTGACTACCGGGGCTGTAGTATCTTCTGTGACTGTGACGGTTCGTGTAATGGTTCCTGTATTTCCACCCGCGTCTGTAGCTGAATATGTGACTGTGTACACACCCTCTACTACAGGTGATACAGCCCCAACTGATACAGCTGTTCCTCCACCAAGTGGTGTTCGGGTAATACTAATGGTTACTGTCTCACCTCCATCTGAAGTAGCTCCTTCCTCGGTATACGTTTGTGAGAATCCAGACGATGTGTTAAATATCAGGTTTACGGGATTATAACTTGGAACATTTAGAGTTAGGGTGGGGGATGTAGTATCTCGTGTGTATGTGACTTGACGTATAGTGGATCCTAAATTACCGGTGATATCCGTAGCCGTGTAAACAACATCATATGTACCTTCACTCGTAGGAACAATATTACTGCTATTTATGGTTACTGTTTCCCCTCCATCAGCGGTAGCACCGAATTCTGTGTACGGTTGACTGAATGTTGGTGAAACTGAATCGTTAAATGTTAAATTGACCGGATTTTCATTTGGATTGTTTAGAGTTATCACGGGAGGTGTGATATCTCTAGTAACCGTTACAATTCTTGTAGCGGTTCCCGTATTTCCACCATCATCGGTAGCTGTATATGTAACGGTATACGTTCCTTCTACAACTGGATTCACACTTGGTACGGATACCGGATTCCCACCACCTAGGGGTGTTCGAGTGATACTGATAGTGACCGGTTCACCTGTATCGGCAGTAGCACCAAATTCTGTATACTGTTGTATAAATACTGGTGTGACGGTGTCATTGAATACTAAATTTATAGGATTAGAATCAGCACTATTCAGTGTTACAACTGGAGCAACTGTATCTACTACATTTACAGTTCTAGTAAAACCAATTGGATTTAAATTTCCGTGTTCGTTGACAATCGCGTAGTTAATTTCGTACGTCCCGATAACATTAACGTTTATATTGTTACTACTCGAGAACGTAAGGTCGGGTGAAAGTGAAATTCCTGGATCTACGAAAGGTTGATACCGTTCATGTGTAATGACATCATTCCCTATTAGAATTTCTTCTATGTTTGGTATAGGAAATTGCAGATCTCGAATCTCTTCTGATTTTCCGTTAGCAACCAAAGGATATAGTAATTGAGCCATACCATCTCCAATTTTCAATACATTGTAACTTTTTGCATATACAAAAAGGTCATGTTGATGTGTCCATCCAGTTTTAAAACCTTCAACTGATAACACCTGACTTTTTATAGTTGAAAAATTGAATTGACCTGTCGGCTTCGAACTTTCAGGACGGGTTGCGAAACTCCACAAGTATATACGTCGATTTAGAGAAGTATGTGTATGGAACTTCGCACTTGGGATAGCTCTCAAAAAATGCGACGGAAATTCACCGATACAATCTTCTGGTATGACCTCCTCATCATCTAAATTTAGTGATATACTTTTGATGGATTCCATAACTGGTTGTGGGTATTTAGTTGATGTGAATACATGATTTGTTTCTCTATTTCCATAATTTCTCACAAAACCATCAAAATCGGTCTGACCCTGAAAAAAACATAATTCAGATGTGTTTGTGTTCGAGTCTTCTAAGAGAGTGATTGCACGCTCATTATTTTTCTTCGTGATGACGAAAAACTCTTTAACCGGATTAGAGAAATTCAATTTGAATTGTTTTTTCTGTGATTTTTGGACATAGTCGTCGTCATAGTATTCACCCTCATACTCTCGCCAATTGAACTTGTTAAGTTGTAATTGTGTGACGATTTGTAGCATAGGTGTATTTTTTATTTTGTTTTGTTCGGGTTTATCGAGATACACCAATTCCAATTTTAGTTTAGATGTATTCATATCGACATAAATGTCTTGATAACTTCTTGGTGTCTTTGTATCACGTGAAAAACGTTGTATGTTGCCACATTCTGCATTAATCTGTGAAGTTGCAAATTCTGTTAATGGATCAAATGATGTATCCGGAAATGGTAGTTGCGTTTCAGGGTCCCAATCTGCTGTACTTGCAGAAACAGCGATATCATTACCACTGGTTGTTACAGAAATGCTACTGGAAGCAAAAGCAGCTTGGGCACCATCACCAAGTTTTTGACCTAGGATTGATTTAAACTCAAAATATCCCAAATCGTTTAGTTGATATACTGAAACCCATCCACCAACCGTTCCAATAGGAGATTCATTTTGACCGAGAGTTGTATCAGAATCTGCTCCAACTATGAGGGTTTTATCGTCATCACTAAGATCAAGTGATTTACCAAATTCCCACCGTTTCTGTATAGGATCATTCCACGATGTATATAACGCGTGCTTAAAATCCCGGCTACGCTTTAGTCTATCATTGTACGAAGGTAATTCTGGGTAGATGGTTTGGTGTAATTGGTATGCACCTGCAACATCTTTTTTATATACGTGAATTCGCCCAACATTCCAATCGACATTCTGAGATTTAATAAATCCAAACTGACGGATGGGTGGAACCCAATGTGGTTCTGATACGATTAACATTTGACTCGTTCTAGATATAGACATTTTCTGTCCAAAATTGTAATTATATGATGGTGTATCGGGTGGAGAAAGTGTTTGGACAATTGAAAATTCTTTGTCCCAATCACTTGTATAATCTTGGTATGTGTTCCAGTCATCAAAATCCCATTCATATATTCTAACAGACCCTCTACTATCATTTGTTTGTGTATCTAAAACATAACTATAAGGTATTGTAATATTCCTAACATGTCCCCAAAACAAAGCAAAGTGTCCATTATCGGTCACCGCGGAACGACCATCTAGGAAAGATGCACTAAAATTTGTTGTTTCCCAATAGTCACTCATTTGTAGATCTGACACCGGATTTACAGGGGTACCCCGGATAACAGCATTCAAATTAATTCTCGAATTTGGCCATACAAGTTGAAAGCTATCTCCTATATTGTCAGTTCTAGTAAAATTACTTGAATTCGGAACAGTATAACCAGGTGTCAGTGGACCACCGTTTTTTTTATTCGGATACCAGGTATAAACTCTTAAATCAACTGGAAAATCGACACTACCTGTAGTAGCTACGATTGCTTTACCAGCTGATGATACACGTGTCATTTCACCAAAATTATACAGACCCTGGACCGCACGCAAATTTCGTGCCGGCTCGGGGAAAACTGATAGAGTGTTCCAGGAAACGTTTTGCCAAGGTTCATCTATTCCTTTTAAATTTTTATAACCTCCAGATTCAAAATAATCGTGCATTGGGAAATGTAATTCAAGAATCCCCTTTGAGATCACATCACTGGATTTTTTGTTAGAACTCTCTATCTGTTCTATCTCCTCTAGTCTAGATTTTCTAAGATTCGCATTAGAATTTACAAAAGAATCACTTGGATCCCATTCAGCGTTGTAACCCTGACCAACGGGAAAATGTATAAATGTTCGAACGAAACCAGCACCACCGTTTGCGTAAGAGTATACCGATGATTCTGGTTCTATGATTGTAACGGGAGATTGACCTTGAAGTAATACTGCTCGAACATCACCAAGTATAGCAAATCCCGCTATACTACCTACATTTTTCCAATTAAATGGCATCGCTAAATCATTTTGTTTTCCAATGTCTGAAAATGGTTTAGCACCCCCACCATATACATTTTCTAATTGGTAATTGTAAACATTACTCAGTAAATTAGGTCCTGTTTTTTCAATCGAGAATGAACTAAATGTTGACGTCTCGGCGTATAGGGTATTTAAAGCTTCTAATACCTGGTTCGGTAAGTAGGGGTTTCTCAGGGTTGCACTTTTCGAGTATTCTTTATTACCATCAGTGATATGCATATTAATAGTACTATTCACAGAAAATGGAAACGACTGAAAGAAGACTTTGGTGATGTCAGAATACGTGAACATTTCAGGAATCCATTTAAACCCAGCATTTGAATTCAGTTCATATGTGTGAGCTCCATTATCTTTAAGAAAATCTATCATAGACCACGATGGATTAACGTATGTATCAGAATATGGGAAATAGTTTCTTACGGTAAATTTTGTATCATAGCGATGTATACCTAACCCTTTCTCACCTGCACGGGCATCTCCTATCTCTGCACCAACATTATCGTACCATGATACATTGTTGTATTTGTAATAAGAGTATACAGTTCTCTCCCAACCTTTAATCATTTCCACATAGATTGTACTTTTATCTCGTATCCAGTTTTCATCATAATATGTAGGAAACGGAAAATTTGCAGATTCTTCGCCATATAAGTCTGATGTTTTAGAGAATACAACATCTTTCAAATCACGGAACTTTATTTCAATTTCAATTTCTTGTTTCGTTAAAGCACAAATGGGTAAAGCTAGTTCGGGTGTTTTACAAAAATAAAAAGGGATATCGATTTGAAAATCAAAGCTCTTTTGTGTATATTTC